ATCCAAACCAAGACCACTTACCAGTATCTCACCAACCCAAGGCGATACCCCGCTATCTAAGGCTAATGCCTTTGCTAATGGCCTCACGCCAGACCTGCAGAAGCAATTGCTTAAAGAGATGACCGACGCTATGAAGAATAGATAATCATGGAACTATGGTATTGCGATAGGTGTCACGAAGAAGGTCGGCATAAGTTTAAGGTATTAACTCCTAAGAGTAAGAGCTATTATTTGTGTGAAAAATGCTTTGGAGATTACACGAATGATTTGGGGAAAGTACTGGATAAGTTTATGGCAGAATTCTTTGACGAAAATAATCAATAAGTTAGTATAACTCTGTGCATCCGGGAGTTTCATGTAAGCACGTACGGTTTCTTCCGGATTGTACACAAATTTGGGGCTATAGCTCAGCTGGTTAGAGTACCTGGTTGTCGACCAGAAAGCCGTGGGTTCGAATCCCTCTAGCCCCGCCAATAAGTTACCGCGCATAAGCTTAGGAAGGCACTGGCTATGGCGTCAGAGTACGCAGGTAAAATCCTGCCTGCGCGGTAACTCTTGATTTCATCTCTACACTCTCTCTATACTCATAATTAGCCCAAACTGAAGATTGGCTTTCTTCACCCTTTCTAGACCCAATCGAGCCTGGTCCCCTCATGACCCAACGTTAAGCTTGGTCAGCTTGAAGTATTAATCAATATTTCAAGGAGAATCTATGTCAATTACGACTACGAGTACCTTACCAGCACCAGTGCAGCAAAGTTTTAGCTATAAGCTACTTTCTGTACCTGTGCCAAATATGATCCATAAAATCCCAGCAATGCGTAAGAATATGCCCCGTAACGGTGGTACAACCTTGCGTATGCGTCGTTACAATCCGTTGAATACTGCAATGGTACCATTGGGTAACAGCGGCGTGACGCCACCTCCACAAAATTTAACAGCCGTTGATATAGATGCGAAGATATCCTTCTATGGCACGTATGTTCAATTAAACGAGCAAGTAACCCTTCAAAACCAAGATCCAGTACTTAATGAGTGCGCAGCTCGTTTGGGCGTTTCACTTCGCCAAACTGAAGATCAACTGACCCGCGATATGCTTGCTTCAACAGCCAGCTTTATCAACTGTACAGGTGGTGTAAATGGCGATAACCCGACTGAAGTATCACGCTCTGACACGGACACAATAGTGCGTACGTTGCTTAATAACAACGCATACACGATTATGGACAACATCGAGGGTGAAGATAAGTTCGGTACGGCGCCTGTTCGTGATGCATATTTCGCACTTTGCTCAACCCAACTGACGGGCAATCTTGATGCAGTATCTGGTTTCATTCAAAAGAACCAATACCCAGCACCAATGAACGCTTTACGCTCAGAGTGGGGTGCAATTGGGAATTTAAGATTCTTGATATCGTCGATTGGCAGCTCTGTTGCTAATGCTTCGGCACTTGGCGCGACTGTATACAATATTTTCTGCGTGGGTATGGAAGCATACGCATGTATAGAACAAGACGGTTACAGTGCTAACTTTATTTATCGTCCTCCAATATATGATGGTCCTCTTGCGCTTAATGCGTCGGTCGGATTCAAGTTCGCGGAAGTGCCTCGCATAACCAACGATTTGTGGATCATCAATCTTCGCGCAACACTGGCTTAAGGAGGAGTAATCATGGATGGAACTATTTTAGGTCAAGGCACGTTTACTGCTAACCTGCTCAATCTTACTAATCCAAACGCTGATAGCGCTTCAGTTGGTCAAGCTAACCCAACCATTATCGCAATACCATCAAACGCTGACTGGGTTAAAGTCTACGACTATACCCAATTCGGTACAGTTGGTAACAGCGGTGGCTACCTTAATGGTACTGCTAATGCTGATACTGCAGTTGAATGGTACTGGCAACGTGGCATGGCTCCTGGAACCGGTATTGTAAAATACTATGCTAACAGCGCATCCACTATGCACGCCGACACAATGCTTAGTGGTGGATTCACGCTGTATGACCCATCTGGGCAATCAGTTGGCGCACAACCACTGCTTGGTCCTGCTGTTGCTACAACTGCTTCTACTAACGCAACGCGTCCTGTAGTAAGCACTGCTAGCACTGCCGGCCTAACCATTGGTAGCGTGGTTCGTATGAGTAAAACTGCTCAAACCGATGTTAACGCTGTAGACATGGTGGTAAGTGCTGTAACGGCAAATACCAGCTTTGAACTATTAACCGCTAACAACGCTTTAGCTACTGCTCCAGGCGCTATTGGTGGTGCTGGTTTCTACCGTATTGTTAACTACAATCCGTTATACTACCCACGTCGTCGCTATGTAACGAACATTAGCCAAGCAGTTAATGCTCAAGTTGCTACTTCAATTGCTCATGGTTTGACACCAGGACAAGCTGTTCGATTCAGTATCCCATCCGTATCTGGAATGGTTGAATTGAATGGTACGACTGCCAATAACTATGAGACAGCTGTTATTGTATCGGTTATCGATGATTACACATTCACCATCAATATCGACACAACTGGCTTTACTGCATTCACGTGGCCAACCATTGCACAACAACCAAGTTCATTCCCAATCGTTGTGCCATTTGGTGAAGATACTGCGACTGCGCTTACCAACACTGGCAATCAAGTGCCAATGATTGGCGGACAACAAATCTTCAACACCAATACTGGAATCCTTGCTGATTCGACCGTTAATACCGGTTTCCTTGGCATGATTTTAGGCGCTGGTGGTCTTGGTAAGATCCTTGCTACTACAACTGTGTACGGACCCGCTGGTTCCGTTGCATGGACCTCTGGTAACGTCGGAACGGGCGATACCATGTATTGGGTAGCTGGTAAGTCTACCTACGGCGGATTGTAATTCTATGGGGGGCTACGGCTCCCCATTCTTTAATCAGAAAGAGAGATCATGAAATCAGAAGCAAAAGATATCACCCCAGTAAAAACAAAAGCAGAAGTAAACGCATCAGCCCTTAAATACCAACGCGATAAAGATCGTGAGATGGTTAAGGGAATTTTTAGATTCCATGAAGCTCCCGGTGCCGGAATGGGCTTTGTATATAAGCAATATAAAGAAGACCAAGTTGAACGTTTTGATTTTATTGATGGAGAAATATACACCATACCGCTTGGCGTAGCTAAACACCTTAATAAGAATCTTTGGTATCCCGAATATGGCTTTATAAAAGAAGAACAAGGCGTTAAGACAGCATTTGGTGGCGGTCAGGCAATGAGAGTCGCTCACAAAGTTCGTCGCGCTAGCTTTCAGTCTTTGGAGTTTATTGAAGATACCGACCTAACACCAGTGGGTAGTTCGGGCATTGTGAATGTCGAACTTATTCCATCACTAGGGATATAAAACATGGGATCCTGTTATGCGTTTCGCAATCCAATATTTCAGCCGGCATATCGATTGATCGCATCAATAACTCAGTCTAATCCAGCTATTATAACGACTACGTTTGCTCATAAATATGTTACGGGCACGACAGTAAGATTGGATATTCCGGTTCTCGATGGCATGCAACAAGCTGATCAGTTTGTGGGAGAAATTGTCGTAACAGGATCAACCACGTTTACCATACCAACATTAGATACTACCAATTTTGATGTGTTCTCTATACCGGTAACTAATCTTAATACCTGTGCATTAGTGGTGCCAATAGGTGAAAATAACGCGATATTAACGGCCGCCGTACACAATACACTCAATCAAGGAGTTATCTAATGCCACTGCCTTCTACTTCCTTACTTGCCATACAAAATAAAGTACGATTACTGACCCGTAGTCCTTCAGTTGCACAGCTCACAGTAAATGCGCTTAATGAGTATATAAATACCTTTGTACTCTATGACTTTCCTGAGCACTTACGGCTATTTAACCTACGAGAAACCTTTACCTTTACCACTAACCCGTTTCAGGATGTCTATTATATCGATATTGCTTCCTACGGGGGCGCCGCTAATGCTAGCTCTAATCCACTGTATAACTTTAAGAATGAATACTTAACGGTTCACCCGCCCGTCTATATCGCCGGTTTTAACTCATTTTATTCGCAGTCCCGTGAGCAGTTCTTCAATATTTACCCCAAGATTAACAGTATTTCACACATAGCAGCTCTGGGTGATGGCGCCACTCTGTCATTTAGTGGAATAGTAAATACCACCCAATCTATAATTCCAAGCAACATGGTACAGCAAATAGTATTGCTTAAGGACAATGTTACTTTTGCATCGGTAGATATCTATGGGAATGCCTGCACCTTGATTGATATTCCTATATTGGATGCAACCACTGGTAACCCAACGATATTTGGACAATTGGTTCCTCCCTTTAATACGGCCAATCCGCCAGCGCAGTTATTGCTCAGCACTCCGTACATGAGTGATCCAGGTTTCCCCATTACTAACTATATAAATTACCTGACTGGCCAGTTTGTAATCACCTTCACTACACCTCCAGCAATTGGCGCTCAAATTAATAGTGAGACAGTGCCCCAAATCACCTCATTACCACAAGCACTTCTGTTCTATGACAACCAATTTACGGTGCGTCCAGTTCCTGATAAGCCTTACCGAGTCAATTTTGAAGTGTATGTGTTACCCACTGCTCTCCTACAAAATGGCCAGTCTCCCGATTTGAATGAATGGTGGCAATACATTGCTTATGGTGCCGCTAAGAAAGTGCTCGAAGACCGTACCGATATGGATACAGTGAATGCGATTATGCCTGAATTTAAGAAGCAAGAAGCATTGTGCCAGCGCAGAACAATCGTTCAATACACCAACGAAAGAACAGCAACTATCTACACCGAACAGACTGGTTCTGGTGGTGGTACCGGCGGTTGGGGAGTTGGTGGTGGTTCATTTTAATAGAAGGATGTTTATGAAGTTAATTGATGTATTAATCAGATGGATAAGTGGCAAGACAGACGAAGAAGAAAAGTCTCATGCTCGCGCAGCAGCGTGCGTTCCTACTTACCAAATTGAACCGGTGACTGTTAAAAGAATGAAGCGCAGAATCCAAAAGCAAGGGGCAGAAAGTGGCATAC